CCTCGTTCAGGATCTGGAAGTAGGCGCTCCAGCCGAGTAATTCTTCGGCGGTCATAGTCGTCCGAACTTCGGTAAGAGTCAGGCCCAACTCCTTGGCAACGCCAAATTGGAGCATGAGCCAGTTGTCCTTGCGGAGTTCGGCGCTCAGGATTTTGGGTCGATTGGCTCGGCGTCATCGGTCAGGATCGCCAGCATCAGAGCTTGAAGGTCCTTGTCCTTTACTTCGTTCTTCAGCACATCCACCTCGCCGACGCTGAATAGCTTGGAACCGGATTCGTCAAGGGCTTTGGCGATTAGCAGTTGGAGTGCAAAGGCGTTGGCATCGTCGGATTTGGCTTGCTTCTGGGCGCGTTCGCGTTCGGCCATCGTCAGCGGTGCCACCCACATTTCAAATTTGCTGCCATCAGACAGCTCCACTACTTTTTTGACTGGCTCCAGGTTGGCGGCCTTGCGGAGACGGTCGATTGCGCGTACAGGAACGGGCATACCAGTTCGTTGGGTATGGGAATAGTGTAGCGGAGTAGAAATAAAAAACCCCGGCTGGGAGCCGAGGCTTGCTGAACTGACTGCGACAGCAGACTATCAAGCAGAAGTGCTGAAGTCGAAGGTCGGGGTGCCAGCAGGACGGAAGTTGACGGTCACCGATTGGGCGTCGTCGGGGTTGATGTTCAGGCTGGCCGAGGTCAGCACTGCATCGAAAGCGATGGAGCGGCTCAGGCTCTCGCTCAGAGTGCCGCCGCTGAACACGCGGTCGGTGTAGAGCTTGAAGGCAGCGCCGTTTTGCTGGCGCTGGAGCACGTCCTCGATCATGCGGTTGGACAGGGCGGCGTCCTCGTTGGTCATGTAGACCGTTGCGGTGCCGGTGCCATCGCCGAAGCCACTGATGTAGCTGCGGAAAGGCACGTACTGGCCGGGGGTTTGACCGATGGTGGTTACGTCGATTTCAGCGCGGCTGATCTCAAAGCTCCAGTCGCGGACTTGGCCGACAACGGCGAAGTCGGCGTAATACACCTCAAACTCGTTGGGGGCTACAGCGGTGCCATCGTCGGTAATGGCCAGAATGGTGCCGCCAGCAGTAGTCGATACGGTGAGCGCACCAGTTGCAGCGGTGTAGCTCAGGACGTAGTAGGTGGTGGCGTCAGAAATAGGTGCAGGCAGGGTGCCAGTGCCGGAGCCGCCGGTCTGGCTGTTCACCACGCGGAATTTCACCGGGTCGCCTACCTTGAAGTTCAGGTAGGGGGCAACGGTGATTACATCGGTGCCAGTGTTGACGCCGGATTCGCCAAAGGTGCCGGTGGTGCCGGCGGGCTTGTAGTAAAGAGCGCCGGACGTGCCGGACAGAACGGTGGTGGCCATAGGGCGTACCAAGTGAACGTTGTTGGGCGGGCACTGCCCGGCTTAATACAGGTTAGCGCCTGTAACTAAGCACAACCTACGAGAGAACAGTTGCCTGAAAATCAGTCTCTATACGACCGATAAAAAATGGCGTAAACGCCCGGCGAGATTCTTGATCAGATGTTCCAACGCCAAAGTTTGGGCCGTCGATACTTCCTGTACGGGCATAAACGCCGGTAGCAGGTTTTGGCGTTGCGTTGATTGTCTCTAAAGCGTTTACTGCCAAGGTAACAAGCTGCTGGTTGCGGCCCGGCCCTTTGCCCTTAGGCGTAAACACTCGAATTACGACAATTCCACGAGCGTGGTCCACGCTGGTCGTAAGTACAGGTTCATTTGTTATTCCAAACTGGATGTTTACAGTAACGTATTCGTCTACAGCATCCGAGCTGCTGTTAGTAACATTGTCGAAATACACAGGGATAGGCGGTACTTGAGCGCCAAATGTGCTCAAAAGGGGTGATTCAAATACGGCGCGGATTGCTTGGTAGTTCATCGCAAAGTACGCATGGCTGCATCCATGGTAATTTCTACGGCTTTACTTAAGTTTCCACCGCGTACATAACTTGTGTACCAGTCGAGAGGGGCTGTGCGGCGATTAGGGCCGCTGCCTGATAACTCACCACGGCGTCCTCCTGCTGGGCGTTTACCGTACTCAACTGGTTTTACAGGGGTCGTGTCTTCAAACTCTTCAGGCGTAAACGGAACTAAATCAGTAGCTTGGTCGGCATAAGGGGAGAAATTAGATACTCGAAATACAACTTTATCTGTCGTCAAAATACTTTGAACGACCTGTCTGCCTGTTAATGGAGGGGTATAGAGAGATTCGGGATTACCTTCTGCTCCTGAACCACGTATAGTCCTATCTGGCGCTTCAATTTGCCAAGAATTAGAAAATTTACCTGTCCAGGCAGGACCTTTTTCCTGTAAGTCGCGTACTACCCTTTCCGCACATCTTTTTGGCCCGTTATACACAGTTGTGGCTGCTACTCTATCTAGTTCTTTTAATAAATTACCAATACCGTTGCGTGCCATTATTGGGGCCTCACGATGAGTGTGTGGAGGACAGGATTGTCGCCACGATAGGTCTGAATGTCGATGATGCGTCCTACTTTTGTAGTACCTGCTTCGGTGTACTGAATACGATCACGCACAGTTGGGTAATACGTTCCAAGCTCTTTGGTGCCCATAATTATTTTGATGTCTGTTGTTTGATAAAAACCGTCGAACTCTTTCGGCTCAATTTTTCCGATATAAGCCCTGACAGTAAGGCTGGTTTCGGTGCTTGTAATCCCGCCAGTTACGGGGTTGTAGGTTTCGGTGGTGCCAGCCTTAATGTAAGTGACGTTGGTGCCCCAGTCAGCTAGAAGCTGCGTCGGCAGGGCGGCGAAAGTGGTGTCTATCAGGCCCATGTCAACCTCGGAATAGACGAACAGCAGTGTTTGCAGCGCCGCCCATGCAGTACGGGCCGAGGTAGGTCTGGAGCCAGGGGTACACGTCGAAGACGTTGTTGATTACGCCGCTTGTTTGGCTGGTTTTGTTGTATTTGACTTTGAGGTCGCCAAGTTCCACTTGGTCGTATATGCCTGTGGTGCCGGTGCTGCCGGTGATGGCGTCGGTGTCGTTGGCTAGAGCACGTGCCAGTTCGTAGGTAGCGACTTCAATGCCGACGGGAATCAGTGTGCAGGCGAGGTCGATGCCGTCGACGGTGTAGTCCTCACGGGGCCACTTGAGGGCTTGCGTGGTGCTGCAGCGGTCGCCGTAAAAACTCAGTGCGTCGATCCAGCGGGTTGCGGAAATCAGGGCGCGGTTTTTCTGGTCGTTGGTCTTATCGGTCCACGTCGAAGAATCGGGTGTGGTCTCGAAATAGGCGTCGGCGTCTGCCAGCGTCACGTACGAGTTGGCCGAAGCCCCACCCAAAGTGGCGTCGATGACAGCAGCCACGGCTTAGTACATCCTTTGTTTGAGTCTAGCGCCAGTGCGCGATTTCCTTTGTTTCGGCGGTTCGCTTAAAACCATTGAGTGGTAAACGGTTGCTCCGAACATCTCAAGTTCCGCTTGGGCTTCGGCGTGTTGGCCGTAAGGAACGTCAATAAAGCTGCGACAGTTATCCTGTAGTACGAAGAGACGAACACGTTTCATGTCGCCACGTAAAAGCGCTTCACTTGAGGCCAGCGTAGAACCTGCAACTCAAGTTGAACAGAAGAAAAGCGATCTTTCGTCAGTGCGCGAGTGGAGCGCTGTGGCCAAGGAGATCCAAGCATTGCGTACTGAAGGCGCCACCGTGCCCGAAATCTGTGAGCAGCTGCAGGTTTCTTATGTGCTTGTGAACCAGCTGATCCTGCAGTCGTACAAGATGGCGATTGATTCAGCGGCTGTGTTTGAACGCCAAGAACAGATGCGACTTGGCATTGAGTAATAAAAAAGGGGCCGCAAGGCCCCTTTGATTTCGATTGGGCTACTGAATCAGTAGACGGTGGAATCGAAGGGAGTGTTCACCAGCAGACGGGCCACAGGCACCATCTTGGTGGAGCTGTACACGAGGTTCCAGCTGGCGGTGGCGGCCAGGTTGCCCGTGGTGGAGGCGTTGGTGGGGTTGTCGCCAGCGGCGGCCCACTTGGTGCCGGTCACGTGGTAACCGTAGTGGTAATCCACAGCGATCACATCCTGCATGGACAGGATGTTGCGGTCTGCAGCAAGGCGCAGATCCTGCTGGATACCTTCGGAAATGACACCGGACTTGAACAGATAGACCGGATACTTCACCAGATGGGTGGAAGTACCACCGGTCAGGTAGGTCAGTTGGTCGTCGATCACAACCTTCAGACCGGCGAACGTCGCCACTTCGGGTTGGGTCACGCCCACACCGCCACCGCCCCAGGTCACAGCGCCGGCTGCGGCAAGAGCTGAGGTGCTGAAGGTCAGCATCCCAACCTGCTGGAGGTAGTAAGCAACGGCGGAGTGCATTGCGATGGAATCCAGTTCCTCGCCGCGCTCACCCAGTTTGTTTTTGGTCTTGATGACGTTGGCGACCGAGATGTAGTTAGCCTCGGTAGCGGTGGTGGTGCCAGTGGCATCCACTTGGTTGGGGCCAAGAACACCAGCGCCGGAGATGCCACCGAACAGACCCAGCAGTTGGGCTTTCAGGGTGGAGGTCTTCAGCTTGTTAATGGCGGCGGTCAGCTGATTGCGCACGTGGGCGAGGGGATCAGCGCCGGAGCCGAGTTTGCTGAGGTCATCCGCTGCATACGCAAATCCACGATGCAGAATCGTCATGATCTGCTCGTCGGCGGTCGACTTCTGGGGAGTCAGATAGCCAGCGCCAGAGGTGCCCCAAGCAGCCGAAGAGAGAATTTGCTCTTCGGTGGGGTTGATGGGGTCGAAGAAAGGAACGCGAACGCGAGTACCGCCGCTGCGGGCGTCAAGAGCAGCGTTGCGCTGCACAATGCCGCTTTGGATCCACTTCGATTGCTCGAAGATGCCCTCGCTGGTGTAAGCGAGGAACTCGGGACGTGCGACGAGATCCGACAGGAATGTTCCGCCGGAATAGTTTTCGAGAGAAGCAGCCATTGTGGGCTCCTAGGTGGGTTTGCGGAGGTCGCCCCACAGGGGCTAGTTGATACCGGCTTCAGCTTTCAATAACCGGGCTTTATCGGGGTCGCTGGCAAGCATCATCATTTGCTGAGTGATGTTCCAGCCATCCTTAGACCAGGGATTGGCTTGGCCGGGGAAGGCGCTGGTACGGGCACTACCCGTAACGCCTATGCCGGAGCGGTTCGTGGCGGCAAAATGATGCTCGTAACCGCTGCCGGGGTTTTTTAAGTTGGCGATGTATTCACCAACCGGAACTTCCACGCCGCCGACAACAGCCACAGGCTGTCCTTCTTTAGCGCGTAGGTTCTCCTGAAGTAAACGATACAGCTGATCAGGTGCCAGTGCACCAGCTTGGGATAGTTGTGCAATCGCGGCGGATTTCACTTGTTCTTGTGTAAATCCTTGGCGAATTTGGTCGATCTCGGTTTCTTTTGTTGCTAACTGTTGTTTAAGTTCGGCTACCGTCTCTTGCGCTTGTTCCCAGAGAGTTTTGAACTCGCCGGATTCGGCCAATTTGGCGGTTTGGGCGGATTCTTGCGCAATACGAAGCTCTTCAATCTGTTTTTGGAGGATTTCGCGGTTTTCGCGGTCTTTACGGCGCTCGGCAATCAACTCTTGGTTTTTCGCACGAAGCGCTTCGAGTTGGGCGGCCAGATCAGAGCTTTCAGCCACAGGCTGAGGAACAACAGACTCCACAGGAGTGGCTGTTGCTTGCTGTTCTTCGGGCACGGTTGTGTGTT